AATCGCTTGAGCTTTCTTTTTCTTCGACCATGATTCAGGTGGAGTAAAGTAAAACGCTAATTCGATTTTTAATGCATTTTCTAGATTTAGCCTTGGCATTTGACTTTGTAAATATTTTTTATGTTTTGTATAGTTTGTAGGCATGTATGTGTGTACGTATCTGCCTTTTGTGCTAAAACGCGGTCGAGGCGACCCCATCGGCGCATTAAACACTTCATTAAATTTAATTTCTATCTCCATGTAATCCCTCATATATATTCAAATAAGCTTGTTTGGTGTCCTAACTCCATTTGTTCATTATCAATAAGTGTATTTAATTCATAATCGTCTAAATACCAACGACGACCATTAAATTTTGTTTCTTTTATTCCAACAACTAAATGCCGACCATCTTTAAAATGTGGTGTAACTGAAAACATTTTGTTGCCGTCATGATCAAATAGATAGTATTTATCAAATGCATCCATTTTCAATCACTCCCATTTGCTATTTAGACGCTTAATAAAAGCTTCTCTGTCTTTCTCAAGGTTTTCATCTACTTCCGGCGTTTTCGTTTCTCTCGTGCTGTCTGTGAGCCATTTGGGTGTTTTTTCTTTTGATTGTTTAACGTAAGGTTTATAATTTTGTTTTTTGCTTTCAAGTTGTTGCTTTTCAAATGCACGTACTTGTTCAATAGATTTCAAGTTTGCATTAAGCCATGTATTCAAAATGCTTTTAGCATATCCCCAAGTAACTTTGTTTCTGTCTTTAGCGATTTTAAGTGATGCGGTAACTATTTCATCTGAATCATTTTCAAATGAATCAAGATAGTAATTTAAATCGTCTAAATTGTAAGAAGTTATGAAACCGAATCCGTTATCTTGGAAGAAGTCGAAGGCGGTTGTCTTCTTCTTCTCATTATTCACATTCTTTTCATTATTATCTTTATTATCATTATTGTTTGTGTTGGTTTGATGTTGTTTTGATGTTGGGTTGATGTTTGACTGATGTTGTTTTGATGTTGGTTTGATGTCGTTTTGATGTTGGTTCCTGCCCTGCTCACTTTGATAAAAGTCATAATTGACAATGGTTATAAGGGTATATTTTGATGTTGTTTTGACTTCTAACATTCCATCACTCTCGAGTAAGTCAAGGAAGGTTTTCACTTTAAATCGTGACCAGTTAAAAAGGTCAGACAAGGTCAAAATCGATGTTAATCTTTGTCCTCTTTCTACGGTTACAATTTGGTTTCCAATAGGCACTTTTGCCTTTGAATGATTCGCTTCCATGAGTAAATATATCCATGCTTCAAACTTTGAAAATGTTCTCTTTTCTTTAAATAGCCAATGATTTTGAATTGAGCGATCAATACTTATCCAACCAGTCATATACACACCTCACTTTCAAACCGGTTAAATTAGAATGGTAAATCATTGTCATCTATTTCAATCGGACCATTTGCATTCGCAAACGGATTATCTTTTACTGGTTTGTTATTTGAATATTGCGATTGTCCACGTGTTTGTTGTACTTGTTGTTGATATAAATCTTGTTGAGTGTCATTTGAGTTTTTCGGTTCTAAAAATTGAATACTATCAGCAATAACTTCCGTAACATATACACGTTGACCTTCCTTATTTTCATAATTCCGCGTTTGTAACCTACCATCTACGCCCGTCAACGATCCTTTAGATAGGTATTTATTAACGTTCTCTGCTTGTTTTTTAAATACGATGATATTAATAAAGTCTGCCTCGCGCTCTCCTTGTGCATTCGTAAATGTGCGGTTAACTGCTAATGTGAATGATGCTACATTTACACCACTTTGAGTGGTTCTTAATTCTGGGTCTCTAGTTAAACGACCAACTAATATTGTTCTGTTTAGCATTTATAAACCTCCAACATAAACGGGCGCGCCCGTCACTTTTTGTATTTCACTTTTAATGTATTTTGCATTTGAATTTTGACTACTTAAATGAATTAAATGTATTTCTTCGAGTCTAGTTAAATCATTTGCTTTCAACATTCCGATAGCATGTTCTAAGCTAAAATGAGACTCCATAATTCTGTTTGCTAATGTGCTGTGCACACTGCCGTTTTTTATGTTTTCCTGCATTTGTTCATAGATATAATTAACTTCTAACATCATGTGCGTAATGCCGTTAAATTTGTATTTCAAATACTTTGTATCAGTAACATACAGAACCTTATAACCTAATGTACTTTGTAATAAGAAAGCCACAGGCTCGTTAGCATCATGTTCGATGTCAAACGGTAGAATTGACCATGTACCTATTCGCAGCTCTTGCTTTGCCTTAATCGTGCATAAGCGATGACTTTCAAAATTCATAGCTTGTTGTGTTCCAGCAGTCATATAGCTGATTACACCATTGTCGACAAACTGCTTTGTGTACTTTGCATGATCACCATGTTCGTGTGTGATAAGACACCCTGCTATATGTCTTGTTTTATATTTGAAATGCTTTTGAACACGTTCAAATTTTATACCTGCCTCAAGTAGTAACGTAGTACGTCCATCATTTAAGACGTAGCAGTTACCACTTGAACCAGTTGCTATTGTTTCAATTAAAATGGCTCTTCTTCGCTTTCTTTTTCTGTTGCAGGTTCTTTTATTTCTTCAAAGTCAGATACATCAATAGGCTTATCATTTTCTAATTCTGTGTATTGTGCTTCTTCAAGAACTGGTTGTTCAAAGTCCAATTGTTCTTGATTTGCATTTTCTTCAACTTCTGCGTCCAACACTTCTTTGCGTTGACGTTGTTCGGATTCTTGTGCGTATTTGAAAAGATTGCTATCTGTTGATGTGTTGATATAACGTTTAGCAGCTCTATTGATAACTGTTTTTTTAGCCATTTCTTCTTTGAAATTATTATGTGTTTTAGAATTTTGTAATGCTTTTTCATCTTTAATCATTGATGACTGCATCCATGCTTGTTTAATTTGTTCAATAGTCATGACTTCAATATAGTTATCTCGTCCATCATTAAATACGATTGTGCAGTACGCACCGATAATGTTTTCTTTGTCGATGTTAAAGAAGTCTTGTTCGTGTTTAATCGCTTTGATACGTCCTGTTCCTCCCATTTCTTGCTTGAATGTATCGCCTTTATAAATCACTTGAGCAACAACATCTTGAGCACCTGCATCACGTTTTAACATCATTACATTACCGTGATAGCTACGTTGTAACTGCATTTTGTTGCCGTAAGGAATAAAGTAGCATTGATTTTTAGCTGGATTTAAACCTTGCGTTACCATGTCTAATAAGGCATTTGCTTTGCTTGTATCGTTACAACTCATTAATTTGTTATCTTGGCTGATTTGTAACCATGCTTGTTTCATGGCATTACTTGGTGAATAATCATTTGGCAATTCCAAATTGCCTTGTGACTCTAAAACTCTCACTTTGTTTAATACGTTGTCAGATACGTTCTTTTCTTGTACTAATTGTTGTTCAATAGTTTGTAATTTATTATTTTCAGTCATTTTATATAGTCTCCATTCTTAATTTTTTATCTTGTTCATTTACTATCAATTGAATTTGTTGTGATTCTGTTTTGATAAGCTCTGTTACTGATTCAGCATTATCAATAAATATTGGCGCTGTAACTTTAAAATGTTTTGATAGTGTGTTGATGATATCTAAGCCAACATTAATTCTTGAGGCGTTATTTAAACCGCTGTCATACTCGACACCATTAACCGTTGTTGAACATGTTTCTTCTAATTCGCCGTTAACTAAGGTATTGAATAGCTTAAATTCAGCAATATCAAATTCGTTATTGATGTTTTCAGTAAGCATTTTGACTTTTGTTGTTGTAAATTCTTTTAAGATATAAAGGTCATGTGAATACTTTTCTTTTTCATCCAATAATCTGTCTTCTTCATTTCTTAATTCAGAAATAACATCATCTAGATGTTTATTTGATTTTTCGATTGATATTGACACTTCAATTTCTGATTTTTCTTGAGTAAGTTCGCTTATTTTGTCATCTATTCCTGAAACTTTATCTTGAATAGTTTTCCTGATGTTAGAGCGTTTTTGATTAATCTCATTTATCTCTAACATTACTGCTTTGTATTCGTCAGTTTGCGTAACGTCAACGTGAGTTGTTTTCAACTTATTAATTTTGTTTTGTATTCTTGCTGAACGCTCTTCTGCTTCGTTGATTTTAATTTGTAAATTATTGTTGTCATCCTCTAATTTCTCGATAATTGGCTTTATTTTCTTGCCCTCTGAAATAATGTGATTGATAGATGTTTGTATTGTTTCTAATTCTTTCGATTTGTTTGCATTGAATTTCTGCAATGCTTTTTCTCTTACCTCACTCACTTGTTCAGCTGGTAACTGTTGACCACAACAACTACATACATTGTCATCAAGATATTCAAATTTTTGATTTTTAGCTTTTTCTAAATCACTTTTTAATCCTTTATGATTTTCTAATAATTGATTACGTCGATTTTCTTCATGTGTAATTTGTTGTTTGTTTTGCTTTAATCTTGTTTTAAGATTCGCAACCGTTCCATTTTCAACGTGTAGCTCATTTGTTAAAGCATGTATTTTGTTCTCATTACTGGCGCTATTATTAGCTTCTATGCGCTTCAATTCTGATTGTTTATCAGCTAATTGGTTACGCAAATTAATTTCTTCTGCACCGTTTTGAATATCTATACGCTCATTTTCAAGTTGCTCAATTTCTTGTTTTATGATTGTGTGTCTATCATTATCGAATTCCGGTACATCCTGCTTATTTTGTTGCGTTTGGTTAATACGTATCGGAATATCTTTGATATCTTTGTTAATCTGTTTTATCTTGTCTGTAAGAATCTTTTTCTTTGTTTCAATTTCGTGATCTCCAAGAATATTATTTAGTTCTTTAAAATCATCATTTGTTTTAATGACATCCTCATCATTGATTGGTTTAGCGATTTCAAACAACAAACTTCTTCGTTTCTTCCAATCTAGTAAGTTAAATGCTTGAGGGTTCGTAATTAACTTGAATACATCTTCATCAATCAGTTCATCAATACGAGCTTTATAATCCTTTACTTTTATTGATTCATCATTGATATATTGTTTCTTCGTTCGACTTCGTGAGTATTCCTTGCGATTCGTTTTTTGATTTATTGTGTATTTAGGATGTGACTCTTTTTTAAAAGTCGTAATTTTTCCGTCGATTTCAAATTCTGCGAAAACAGTCGGAATTAACTCATAATTTTCTTCGTTTTTTTCGTTTAAAGGTACAGGGTTAAATGATTTGGTTGAACCGTCTAAACCCTTATCGAAAAGCAGCCATTGTAATGCGGTTGCAGTCGTAGTCTTACCAGTCGCATTATTGCCGTATATTTTTGTGTCTTTACCGTCAAAGTTAAAGCTTTCTTCTTTGATTCCAGCAAAGTTTGATATTGTTAGCTTATTTATTTTTATATCCATCATCATGCTCCTTTTTTAATCTTTCGGTGACCTCTTAACACCTCGATAATTAAATTTTTTATTCGTTCGTGGCTGTCTGGATTGATTTCATGTATCTGCACAAGCTTATTGTTTGTTTTGTAACTGTCGTGATAGTGCAAGAAATTAATCGATAAGTATCCGTGATGATTACGTTCAATTTCCAATAATGCTCGTTGGTTTGACAAAGTATATTCGTCGAATAACGTCTTAAAAATATTCAATATATTTCTTTCTGTATCTCTCATGCTTATACCTACCATCTCATGACTAAGTTAATTAGCCTGTCTCTTTCGTCTGTGTTCTCTTCAATCCATTCATAAATAGATTGATTTAATATGTCTAATGCTGTGTATAGATCATTCTCATCTGTTATATTTATACCGTCGATAAATCTATCTTCTAAATCTAAGACATTCACTAGAATGCTGTAATCTTGTTTCTTAACTGCTAATTTAAAATCGAATCCGTCTACATTAATTACTTTTTGACATACATCGCCAATTTTGTAGTACATTGTTGACACTTCCTTTATTTCGTTTTATATTTAACTTGAATTTTATTTCTTAAATGTTTGTTACTGTTACTTGTTGGCGCAAGTAGCAGTTTTTTTATTCTTCATAAAAGTATTCCTTATAGAATATGAATGTTGCGATACTTGCGAATCCTGCAATTGACCATGCTGTAGTGAAGTATAGAAACGGCATAAGTACAATCGCTAAGACTGTGAAGCATAGTACTGCTACTAGGTAGCTTTTATAAGTTTTACTCATTTGTTGTGCCCTCCTTTGTAAATCTCATTAAAATGTTCATCTACAAACTTATGCATCCTTCTTGCGTTAAACCTCCAACGATTAAAATTCTCATCAGGATAATGTACGATACCTTGTGCTCTTAACTCTTTTTCGAGTCTAGGGTGAAATAATAACCTGTCTTTGATTGTTTCATCAGATGCAATTTTTAATTTCTTCTTTAAGTCGCTCATGTTCCATACAGGGTCTAATGAGTAAGCTATTAACTCTTCATATTCATCTTTTGTGATAAGCACGTGTGTTTCAGGTATTGGAACTGTTACGTTTAAAATATGTGGCATTTCTATCTTTCCTTTCGTGTATAATGTTGTTATCAACCTAAGGTAGTGATAAGTATGAAATTAGATCATGATTGTGTTAGACATCTTTTGTTAGAAATTGAAACTAATAAAAAGATTGGTGAACCGCTCACCGAATACAATTTCAAAGATAATGTTGTATTTGGAAAATATGATTTTGAAACTGTAATGTATGCATTATTAAAACTGGAAGAAGCAAAGTATGTTAGTGTTAAATTCGGTTGGGAAGATGGACATATTTATGGTTATACAATTAACGATATAACTTGGTCAGGGCATGAATTTTTAGATAATATCCGAGACAATCACACTTGGAAAGAAGTTAAAAAAGTCGCAAACAAAACCACTAGTATGTCCGTAACATTGCTAAGCAAATTAGCTTTTAATTATCTAACACAAAAATTTAATCTAACTTAAATTCTTTTCCATCTATTAATCCATAAAAGTTATTTTTTAAATGCGGATGTCTTTCAAGCGTCATTTCAATAAAACGCTGGTCTATCATTAAGTCGTAGCCATCGTTGTATTGAATATTAACGGGTCGTCTATTACCTTCTTCGTCATAGTAGTAATAGATGACTTTTTTGTTTTGAGCTTGCATTGTTCGTTCCTCCTATTAAGTTGTTTGTTTTTCTCCTAAAAACTTATTAACAAAGTATTGTTGTCCTTTGCCTGTTACTTTTGGCGTCTTACTAATTGATGTGTGACCGTCCGAATGTGTGATTGATGTTTCTTTAATTTCGAATAACTCACGTTCCATTGAATACTGTGTAGGCATGTTATAATCCACACCCTTGCGTTTAATAAGGAATCCGTTTTGACGTAACCACTCAAACAATCTGCGTTGCCCGATGTTTATACCGTTTTGTTTAATGATCTTTGCTAACTCTCCAACTAAAATTGATGTCTTAGTAGTAGCTACTGCATCTGCAAATACAATTTTTGGTTTATCACGTTCAATCTTTGTTTCTAATTGATTGATTGTGTTGTTAGCAATTTTTAAAGCACGTTGCATAATCATTTCTGGGCTGTTCCATGCTTTTTCAACTTGGATGAAATATTGTCTTGCACGTTTACCGGGTTCACTACGTTGAATCATTGCGATTTCTTTTGCAGTGTCTAGTGTTAGTGCGTGGTCAATATAGTGAGTCATATTGCCTTGAGCTGTTGCTCTTTTTTGAGCGATAGCTGTGTAATCTGTATTTTCTTCAAATCCGTATTTAAGCATTCTTGGAAACCAATCTTTATATGCCGTCTTAACTTCTAATGCTTGATGAAGTTCTCGACCACTTATTGCGATTTCTCCATTTTCTTTTTCTTGTATGTTGAACATTTCTCCGATGTTCGATTTTGTTTGTAATGCTTGCATTTTATTTCTCCTTTACATTAGCGATATCAATTTGTAGTGCATCGCATATTTTTTTTACTGTGAGGAAACCGGGGTTTTTAACTTCTGTTTCGATAGATCGAATTGTCGAGTTTTGTAATTCTGTTAGCTTCGCTAGTTGATAGCGTGTTATCCCCTTTTCTTCTCTCAATTCTTTTAAGTTCAGCATCTTAACACTCCTTATTGCTTGTAACGGAATTTCGTTATATACTTATCTCAACCCCACATAAACTGGGAGGTGATGGCCTTGCTTATGCGAGGTTTTAAATCACCCTGTGGTTCTATAGATAAGTAAATCTAAATTCAGAGCATCGTTTGTTGTGCTCCATCGCCAACTGAGGCGTTAAAAAGGTATGCGTACTGTAAGGTAGTAACTTATAGGACGCTAGACTTTGATTGAACACCTAAGCTCATTACAGGGCTGGGGACGATACCAGCAAAACTTGAGCTGTTAGTCGTGGCGACTAGAATCAAACAAAATTTCCGTAGCACATGCTTTCCACGACAAAGCATGTGTTTTTTTATTGGAAACAAAATGTTTGTAATGCTTGCATAATATTTATGCTCCTTTCGTGTATAATGTTGTTATCAACCTAAGGAGGTGATAAGTATGTCTGATAAAGAAATAGCTTTAGAATTAACTAAAAGTTACTTAGAACATTTAAATGTGCGAGCGAGTAGTAATAATACACATCATTCGCATACCACTGCTGAAAACACAGAAAAAATGTATCAACATTTCTATAACGTAGTATCTAAACTAGGTAACTCTGGTAAATAGTTTTTATTTTGGAGATGTAAGAGGTCTATTGTCGTTAGTAATTCCTCTTCGCTCCATTTTTCTTTTTCTGCTAGTTCGATGATTTTTACTGCTATTTCATGAATCTTTTTTAAGTCTTGCATTTGTTTTCCTCCTATTAAGATGTTTGTTTTTCTTCGACTAAAACGTATTTAAAATACGATTCATCTTTTAAAAAAATAATCTCATCAATAGAGATATCTAATGTCTTAGCAATTCTAAAAGCATCTCTAGGTTTAATCATTTCTGGGTTGTTTTCCCAAATGTTATAAGTAGACGGTGAAATGCCAAGTTTTTCTGCGAAAGATGACTGGGTGTAACCTTTTCGTTTTCGCCATTCATCTAATTTCAAACTATGTTTGATGTAGTTCATTTTTTTACCTCCTTGTTAAGTTCTGATCAAAGTATATCGTAATTAGAATACGATTGCAAGTATTTTTCGTAATTATTTTTAAAAATTACGTATTTTTATTTTGTTAAATCGTATTTTAAGGGTTGCAATTACGATTTTTCATAGTATAATAAAAGTGTAAAAACATTATATATAAGGAAGGGAAACAAAATGGCTTTCAAAAATTCCATAAAAGAAATCAGATTGAACAATAGATTGTCTAAAGTTGAGATGGCTAAAAAATTAGATGTTTCCGAAGGTACTATAAGAATGTGGGAAAGTGGAAGAACTGAACCTAGAATGGGTATGGTCGAAAAAATTTCAAGTTTGTTCAATGTTTCTAAAGGTTATCTCTTAGGAGAAATTGAAGAAATTGTTTTACCAGAATTTGATAGCGAAATCGAGGTTCCATATTTCGGTAAAGTTTCTGCTGGAAATTTCGAGGAAGTTGCAATTGATAATGAAAAATTAAAAGTTCCACCATTTGCTTTTAACGGTCGTAAACCTAGCGAATGTATAGCACTAAAAATAAACGGAGATAGCATGAATAAAATACTCGCTAACGGTTCTTATATAATTGTCCATGATTATAGAAAGTCTTGTGATCATAAACTTAACAGCAATGACATCCTTGTATTACGTCTAGGTGGTGAATATACAGTTAAGCGTGTGAGACGTACTGAAACAAAACTACATTTAGACCCAGCAAGCTATTCAGATGAATTTAAAACTAATTCTTACGATTTAGATTCTATTGATGAAATCGAAGTGATAGGCAAAGTTATTTATAACTATCGTATTTTTGATTAATAGCGCCTATGTGGCGTGAGGAGGATGAGGGATGGAAGAGAACGCACCTTTAGAAACAGCAGTTAATAATTTTAAAAAGATTCAAAATAGCGAGATTTACAAATTTAAATATATGAATTCATGGTGTCTTGAATATTCAGAGTTTTTATTGGATGAAGTTAGATTGTTAAAAGAAAACAAAAGTTACACCAGATATAAAAAAGGCACTATAATTTATGTAAAGTTAGGTGTTAATGTTGGCAGAGAGTTTTCTGGAAACCATTTTTGTATGGTACTTAATAATCACGATTCAAATAAAAATCCAATATTAACGGTAGTTCCACTTACATCTTCCAGAAGTAAATTCAATGTGCATATCGAAGAAGATTTGTTACCTTTAGTATTGGAAAAAATGGACGTAACGGGTAAGGATTTAGCTAAAAAAATCATGAACAATCTTGAAAAGGTGTCAAAAGCAGAAAACCCATACGATCAAAAATTACTTGATGAAAACAAATCGCTGAATGACGACTTCAAAAAATATTCGAAGGTTCGCAAAAGATATGAGCGATTCAAGTATAAAAAGACCTATGCTAACGTTTTAAATATCACTACAATCAGCAAGGATAGAATATCGAAAATTAATAGGTATGACCCTGCCGGAGAAATATCATATTCAAAAGAAACAGTAGATAAAATTGAAAATAGTATAAAAATTAGATTTCTTAGTTAAATCGCTTGAACTACACTCTCTTTGATGGTATATTACATATATACAAAACAAGCCGCTGAAATATTTGCGGCAAGCTTCAAATTAGACAAGTCGCTGAAATATTTGCGACATGAGAGGGTGCATCTGCGCTCTCTCTTTTTTTATACAATTTTCACGGGTAGCCCGCCTACCCTTATTATTTTTTGCCAATTTTGAGGAGGGATGTAAAATGTGGTTTGAAAAATTTAAAAATAAGAACAATGAAACGAAGTATAGATACTACGAGAAATACAAAGATCCGTATACAGATAAATGGAAACGTGTAAGTGTTGTCTTGAATAAGAATACAAAGCAATCGCAAAAAGAGGCAATGTTTCGTTTAGAAGAAAAAATAAAAGAAAAACTAAACAACAAGTCGTCAAGCGAATTAAAAACTTTGACTTTTCACGCGTTATTAGATGAATGGCTTGAATATCATATAAAAACATCTGGCTTTAAAGTAACGACGCTTGATAATTTGAAAACAAGAATCAAAAACATCAAAAAGAACAGTTCTCAAAATTTACTTTTAAACAAAATTGATACAAAGTACATGCAAACATTTATTAACGAATTATCAAACGTATATTCTGCAAATCAGGTAAAGCGTCAACTTGGACATATGAAAGAAGCTATTAAATACGCCGTTAAATTTTACAATTATCCAAACGAACACATATTAAATAGCGTCACACTACCAAAGAAGAGTAAGACGATAGAAGATATAGAAAAAGAAGAAGCGAAAATGTACAACTATTTAGAGATGGAACAGGTAATACAGATACGCGATTTTATACTGAACGATAATAACATGCAGTATAGAGCTCGTATTTTAGTTGCTGGGGCTGTAGAAGTTCAAGCTTTAACAGGTATGCGCATAGGTGAGTTATTAGCTCTCCAAGTTAAAGATGTTGACCTCAAAAATAAAACGATCGCTATTAATGGCACTATTCACAGAATCAAATGTAATGCTGGATTTGGTCACAAAGATACTACGAAGACCGCAGGTTCAAAAAGAAAAATCGCCATCAATTCAAGGATAGCAAATGTATTGAAAAAAATAATGTTAGAAAATAAAAAGATGCAACAATGGGAACCAAGCTATGTTGATAGAGGGTTTATATTCACAACTTGCCAAGGAAATCCTATGCAAGGCAGTAGGATAAACAAACGATTGTCCTCAGCTGCAGAATCATTAAATATAAATAAAAAAGTTACTACTCACACACTAAGGCATACACACATAAGTTTATTGGCGGAAATGAATATATCGTTAAAAGCAATTATGAAAAGAGTAGGACATAGAGATGAAAAAACGACTATAAAGGTGTATACACATGTAACAGAGAAAATGGACAGAGAGTTAGAGCAAAAATTAGAAAAACTTGTGTACTAA